AGTGGGAAGATGTTGTTGAGAATCTCAATGTTGCCCTCGAAGCTGTGAAGGCGTTATCATCGGAACGTACACCCGCTGCCAGCGACACGGATGATGATTTATCTGCCTCGCTCACTGAGGGGCTAGACGCGAAAACACTCGGTATTCAAATTGATATCGAGCAACACAAGCGCAGCCGCTCGGCTGTTGCATATAGGTAGGCGAAATGTTCGACCCAACTATCGTCCCGGAAGTAACCGAGGACAATCTAAAATCCGCAGCGGTGCCTCTTGCATCTATTGATGACAAGCGCAACCATGCGACCGCACTGATTGAAAGTGCAAAATCATATCTTGCTTCCAGCCCTGAATCTGCACAGCGAATGCTGGCAGAGGCGCAGCGGCTCGACAGTGAGGTTGCTACTGCAATCCAGACCAACGAAGCAATCAAGGGCTACGCCGAAGGCCGCCACACAGCACAGAACGACGTTCCTGTTGTTGATGGTGAGCGTGAGGAATACAACCCTGATGACAACAAGCGCAACTACTCTGCTTCTCACAAACCTGCTGGCTGGATAAAGGGCAACCCTGCCGCTGTTCAGCCTCGATGGGTGCGTAAGCAGATGGGCAAGACTCAGCAGGAAGAAGCTGAAGTTTACAAAGAGGCGTTCAGACTCTGGATGACCGACAAATCCCCGAACGCTGAGAACTTCTTCCGCACAGCCGACCCTAATTACATTCGTGCCATGCAAGAAGGTACGGACTCTGAGGGTGGGTACCTCGTTCCTGAAGATTGGCGTGATGAGTTGATTCGCGACCCCGGTGTTCCCGGTTCAGTGATTCGACCGTACTGTAGCGTCGTTCAGACTGGGCGTGATGCAGGAAACATGCCGACATTTGGTTCTGTCTCTTGGGCTGGTATCGCTGAAGAAGGCGCATACACTGGCGCAGAGTCAACTCCGACTATCGGGCAGGTTGCGTTCAATATCTATAAGTCAGGTGGACTCGTTCGAGCAGCCGTAGAACTTCTAGAAGATGAGGCGCACAACCTTCCTTCTGTTCTCAATCAGGTGTTCGCTGAAGCCGCTGGACGCTACGAAGATGAGCAGGTTATTGGTGGTGATGGAACTACCGAGCCTCAAGGACTCCGAACCGCTTCTGTCAGTGACGTGCTGACAGCATCGGGAACCGCTGTTGTTGCTGCTGATGTGAACAAGTTGTTCTGGCAGCTTCCAGCACAGTTCCGAGGTAACGGCACGTTCTACTCGACCTCTAGCTTCATGCAGCAGTTGACTAACATCAACGCCGCTTCTGCTGGTCAGACATTCGGTGAGGACTTGACCGCTGCCCCAGACCAGACCTTCCGGGGTCGCCCGGCTGCGCTATTCGATGGCACAGGCTGGGACGATGCTGCGGCTCTCGCAGTCAACGAGGAAGTTGGAGCGTTCGGAGACTTCCGAAACTACTACATGATCGACCGTGTAGGAATTTCGATTCGCCGAAATGATTCCCTGTACATGGGAACCGATCAAGTTGGTTTCTTCGCTCGCAAGCGTGGTGACGGTCGTGTTGGTCTGACTAACGCATTCCGCATCTTCAAGATGGCAGCAGCCTAATCGCTGACTGAGTAATCAATGTGGGGCGGCTGGCTTCGGCTGGTCGCTCCACACAACTAACAGGAGATAGAAGCGTGGCAGAAACAACCCGAAGAGAAAAAACCATCGTAGTGATTTGCTTGAAGTCTCGTTACATCGCAGACACTCGATACATCAAGGGCAAAAAGTACAAGGTTGGCGAGTCGGTCTTGGCAACTTACCCTAACGACTTCATCGCGGAAAAAGACCTCGTTGAAGAAGTAATCGGATAACCCCCAAGCAGTAGCCTTGAACGGAGAGGCGTAACGAATGCGATCAAAACACGTATATGCAAGCGTTGATCTGTTCAAGGACTACTTGGCGGGTGATTCTTACTCAGCAGACTGGGGCGATGATGAAACCGTTATTCGTCACATTTTAGAAAGCGCATCACTAACAATCGAAGCGTATGTGGGCGACCGATCTTTCTCTCCATACACGGCAACACGCGAATACGACCTCGGGAAAGGCGCGTTACGCAGTAGGTCAGAAATGCCGCGTGACAGGCATGTTGTACTAGCCACAGATCCCGTTCTGGGCGTTGTCCCGCTAGGCGATTGGCTTACGGCCGTTCCGACCACCGTGACCGCATACGACTCGTCTGCGCGTGATTCAAGCACCGTCCTAACCGAAGGACTGGCTAACGATTACATTCTTCAACCATATCCACAGGCTCCGTACCACACGCTAAAACTTACAGAAAACACGGCGAACATTCTTTCACAAGGGCAAAAGACCCTGACCGTTCTGGGCGCATGGGGTTGGCAAAACGAAACAGTGAACGGGGACTCCTTGAACGATGCTGTCAGCAGCACAGCAACAACAGTTGTGAAAACTGATGCTAGTGCTGATATTTATCCCGGCAACACAATTCTTATCGACTCTGAGCAAATGTATGTCCGGGCAAAGAATGGAACCCACCTGACTGTTTTACGTGGTGTAAATGGCACGACAGCAGCCACGCACAGCGATGGCGCAGGCATCGACGTATTTATAAACCCATCTGATGTAGTCGAGGCGTGTTTAGCTATTGCACGAGATCGGTGGCGCAGCCGTGAGGCTGGTACGACCGCAGTCATTGGCTCGGCTGGTGCGACAATCACAAGACCCGGCGCAGAGGTACGCGCCATTCTCAGAGGCTTGGATAATTACAAGCAGACTCGTGACAATGCCGGGGTTTATTTCTAAGTGGTCAATTCTGACGTTGAATTCAAAGGCGTGATTTGGTCGCCTCGCAAAGTTGAGAAGATCATTGGTCAAGAGACTGAGAAAGTCTTGGATGAGGCTGCATTGTTCGGAGAGGTTGCGGTAAAGCAGCAACTGTTCCCCGGTCATGGTGTCGTAACTGGCTTCCTGCGAGAGTCGGTTACAGGCTCGCGTGTGGATTCGCTTCATGCAATCATCGACGCTGGTGAAGTCACGCAGGGCAAGAACGTCGTATACGCCAACTTCATTGAGGGCTTGTATCACATGTTCCTCAACGCTTGGCAGTTGATACGACGGAAGAATCTGGCGAAGGTACTCGCTCGAAGAATTGCGGGGCGACTAAATGGCTGATCGAGCAGCGGTTGTGGCGCGCATCGACGCACTAATCAAGACGGTTTCAACCCCGAACTTTCAGGCATACTACGTTGGTGAGCCTGTGCAGATTCCAACGAAGGCAGTCATCGCGTTTTGGTACGTGGGTGACGAGCCTTATATCGCAGGAGCAAAGACGCTCGGCAACGTAATGGTTACTGAGCGGTTCAGGATTCGGGCTTATTTCCCTGTCATCGCATCACCTACAATCAAGAAGAACGTAGACCTCGCAATCTGGGACACGGTGCGATACGTAAAAGCTGCGATAGTTGGTGACTCGAACCTAAACGGTTTAGTTACTGACCTTGATATGGATGATGCAGTAGTAGACTATTTCCAATGGAACAGCGGTGCGGTGAATCGCATCGTGACGTTCGACTTGTTGATACACGACCTTGAAGCGGAGACAATCACGCCATGAGTAAATCAAGCGGACTAGGCAACCGGCTCTACGTTGCTGGTTACGACATATCTGGCGACGTTGGCGCGATATCTTCGCTGACTACGCCACGGGGCGTACAGGACAACACCGGCATTGATAAAAGCGCAGTCGAGCGATTGCTGCTTTTGTCGGATGGTGAGATTTCGTTTGATTCGTTTTTCAACGACGCAACCGATCAGATCCACGATGTTCTTAGCACACTGCCAACAACTAACAGACAGGCGATATATGCACAATCAACCACTCGTGGTGACGCTGGTTTTGCACTAGTTGCGAAGCAGATCAATTACGACTGGACACGCGCAGCAGAGGGTTCTCTGACCGGCACGACTCAACTGCAAAACGCCGACGGTAATGTCCCCGCTTGGGGCGAAATAATTGCCACGAAAGAAACGATTGCCTCCGCTGGTGATCTAACCGGTTATATTGACGCTGGCGATGCTGCGACCACCAACGGCGTGGTCGCATATTTACAGATTTTTACTCTCGGCTCTGGCACTCCTACAATTACATTGCAGGACTCGTCAGACACCACAACGGGCGATGATGGCGCATGGTCTACCATCGGCACGTTTACAATCAATTCGGCTCGAAGTGCCGAGCGGCTCAGTGTCGCTGGTACGATAGAGAAAGGTCTACGCATAGAAGCGTCAGGCACGTTTACAAATTTAGTAGTCGCTGCGTTGATTCGCAGAGGAACGGCTAACGACATTTAGGAGAATCTTTCATGGCGAAAGAATCAGGTCTGGGTATGACCGTTTCCGTCGATGACTCTGGCGGTACTCTGCGGGACTTATCCAACGACATAACAAACATCGACTGGGCAACCCCTAGAGGCGTTCAGGACATCACTGGTCTGGACAAGTCCGCCGTTGAACGTTTGCTGTTACTTGCTGACGTAAGTGGCACGATAAACGGTGTATTCAACGACGCATCGAATAAGTCGCACGACGTATTCAAGACTGTATCAAGTACGTCAGTTGATCGAACAGTGACAATTGTTGTCAGTGGTCAAACCCTTTCGATGGAGTGTGTTCTTACCGATTATTCAATTAGTCGTTCTGCAACGGGTGAACTGACATACTCGGTTCCGTGGTCGTTAGCAGACGGAACAGTCCCAACTTGGGCATAGTCCAACAACAGAATTAGTTCATCACTAACCCGGAGGTAAAATGATGGCGAAGCGAACGAAGAAGTTTGCGATAAAGCGTAAGACCAAGACGCTCGAACTTAAAGGCGACCTAGAGGGCGGCGAAGTGGTT